GGTTAATCTCAACTAATTCGCTCGAACCGTCAACATTAAGGACTCTAACCGTTCTGGCTGTGTCATAAATTCTAGGGATCAAATCAACTAATATTTCACCAGTGTATTGAATAGATTTTTGGAGGTTGTCAGAATATATAAACGCGCCTCTATCACCCATAGCCTGCTGAGCTTCAATAGCTTTGCCTGACTTAAGTTCTGGAACGTTACCAAGTGAAGCAGGCTCTAGACCTGTTGTTGCGTGGATATCCTGAGAAGCTTGAGCAATCATTGCTAAAGAAGCCTGCTGTAATGATGGCGCTCCCGTTCTTGTTGGCGGCCCTGGATGCTTAGGGTCCGCGTTGTATTTCATAAACGGTTGATTCTTTCTATTGAACGTCTTGAATTGTGGTTCGTGTCCAGCCATCATTTCAGGCGTTAACCAGTAAGGGTCTTTAGGGGTTAACGCGCTAGTCTCGATTGCTTGGCTAGTTTCATAGTTGTAAATTCTTTGAGGGTCTTTAGCATCACGCACCATACCTTTTACAAAAGTCTTACCCTCGATATGATGGACCTTACCAAATACAGGTATCAATGGAATAAACTTACCAGCCCAATCTTTCTTAGGCTCTAGCAATTCATTTCCGTTCATGATGTACATGACAACCTTGTGAGATTTAACTTCTCTTGTTTTTAATACTGTTATTCCTTGCTTTGCTAACTCGTCTAATACATCTTTCTCTTCATCTGAATCAATTACTCGGCCATCAGACAATAAAGCTATTTGTTTTTTAACCGGCACTTTCTTCCAGTATTCAGCAACTCTTACAAAGTCACCTTGAAACCAATCATTGCAGGTCGTGTTATCTAGATTCGTTTGCTCGAAGCTGGTTGCGCTGTGTTTAGGCCATTTAGCCTTAAACTCATGTAGTGGCATGTTGGTTATTACAAAGGCATAAGGAGCGTCACGCTTATCATATTCTTTGGAATTACCGAAATACAGGGAGCTAGCTGCTGAGTTGATAGGTTGAATCTTTATATCTTGTTCGAATATATCATCATCATTGAACTCAGTTAATACGCGCCAACCACCATATCCGCCCGTTACTGATTCATCAAATGCAGCATCATAAGCATTGGTAGCCTTAGATAGTGATTCGATATTCCTGATTAATCCGTTAAATACTTTGGCTGTCTTTTCGTCTGCGCCACTAGAAACCGGCCTGACTTTTATTGATGTTCTATTCTGTCTTTGATCGCCTACGATCTGAGCGACTGCGCCAGCTACTCGGTTAACAGTGAATCTAGGTCTATTAGCTCTCTTGGTTCGAGCATCCTCAGTCCATTGACCACCTTTAACATGAGTAAAGCGCATATCATTGATGGCTTCTTTCCGCTGCTCCTTATCCTCTACCTGATTAAATCTTAAGATAGCTTCAGCGTGAATCTCTTCATCCGGGGTTCGCTTGTCTGTTGGTTCAGTTGCCATTATTAAAACTCACTATCAAAGTCTGTGTGTATTAGTTTAATACTATTATAGGGTAATTGGGTTAATATTGCCAAAAGGTTAAAATTCTGAATCAAAATCAATATCTTCAAACTCGGCCTTATCGTCTAACATGCCACTGCTAGACATTTGTCCAAACTGTCTAAAAGCGTCTGCACTCTCAGAATGAACGTCATGTACCGGTGTATCCATAAATCTGCCTGTGGTCCTATTCCATTTCTTTCTATATGATTCCAGGTGAACTATTCCTTCCTTGCAGTCCACCTCATCAAACCAACATGAAGAGAATGAATCTCTCGTTGCCTGGATGCCGTGCGATATTTCAGGAACTCTTGACACTATCTCTATGTTTTTTAAGCCTAATTTCTTTAGCGAGTCGATTGGAGATATATTGTCTAATTCTCCTTGCCTTTCATGGTTGCCATCGTGAGGTAAATAATGAACGCCCCAGACATAACCAAGCTTATTCAATTGGCTCACATAATAGTTATAAGGCTCGCCCCACCCTTCAATATATTTAATAAAATTATCCTTCTGCCCTATTTTCTGATGCAGCCAAACACCGGTACCATCGCCGCTACCTATATCCCAAAACGTATTAACCGGATATCTAGGGTTATATGGAACGGTTGATATTCGTCCCTCCTTTCTCGCTTTAGTCACCTGGACGGTGTAATAGCAGCCCTCTTTAGATTTTTGGAACGCTTCTAAAGATGTGCTTGGATATTCCTGCCACATCTTCTCATCTTCACCTGAAAATTCAGAGTCTCTTGTCATGCACCACCAGGCTCTCTGCTCTAAAGATAGCGTGCAGTTTGACTTAACTTCTATTTCATCAAAGTATTCGTGATCTTTCTCAGTGATTATTACGTTGTCTGGGTCGGCTGCATATCTTTTCTCTCCCCACCATGGATAGAAATGAAACTTATAATCTTTAGGGTTTAATTTCTTGCCTGAGTTCATCAGCGCTTCAGCTCTCTTTGATATCTTATAGAAATGGCCGTCTTGACCTTCTGCGGTTGATTCTATGAACACCATGCCGTTTGTTGGTACCGCAGGTATTGAGCCAGTTATGACTTCATCCGCTCTCTCTGGAAACTTAGCGCATATCTTACCAAATTCTGAAACATGCAAATACTGAAGGGTTCCCGATCTAGCTGATGTTGCCACTCGAATAGAGCTGTTATTATGAGCAAAAAGTAATTCGCTGGCACTGTCTCTTCCTAATGGCATTGCAGCTTTTAATGATGGTGGTAAGTTATCATAAGCAAAGCAAACCTTATCTCTGAATATAGTCTTTGCAACGTCCTCACTTTGAGCTATTACAGCCGCTCTCACGTTGGCACGAAACAAACAGCAGTCTAAAAATAATATCTCTATTGCCGTAGTAAAACCTAGCTGCCTGGCTTTTAATATATTGTTTCTAGTGTGGAGGTTTGAGAATAGCTTTAATTGTGCTTCATTTGGTATGAATGGGACGACTAGAGATTCTTCGCCATCATCACCCTTAATCATTATCTTATAGAGTTGACCGCTTGTTAGCCTCCACCATGGGTCTGAGAGGAATTCTTTAAATTCTTTTTCATTCTTCGGGATCTTAGTCGCTAGATGGGCCAAGTGTATTTCCTGATAGTTCTTTGATTAAAACGGTTAAAGGGTTCTCAGGATCACTAGATAGTTCTTTTTTATCTTTAAGACCTAAGTCTCTAGCTATGATGTTAGGGTTTAATAGGCCTGCAGCAGCTCCTGTGAACTTCTGTTCGTATATTATTTGCTTGATTGCCTTTATGATGCGGGAAAAATCTTTTCCTTCGTCGGTATCTAAATCTAAATCAGATTCAAAACCGGTGAAGAAATCACTATGTACATCAAGAAAGATGCATAAACTTCCTATCGTCATAGCTCTCATTAGACTTTCAGGTGTGCTACTTACTTCTCCTTGATAAACAATAGCTTTTTCTAATGGGTTATCTTCTATCCACTGGAAATATTCACAGGCAGAGTCCCAAAGTATCCCGGGAGTTTTAAATATCTTATCTCGACCATGCTTAGCTCTTGCCTGCCAAAATTGATTTCCTTTAGGTGCACTCATAAATCCCACTCTAGACTATTTCCGCAGCCAGAACAGTATTTATCACTTTCTACTATAGTTTGATTGCCGCATTTACATTTGTAAAAATCATCGTACATCTCATCTCTACATAAAAAGTCTGATTTTGTTAACACAAAAGGTTTATCGAAGTGTTTAGCGATTGCTATAGCGTCATCTTTGTTGATATTGATATAGGTGTGATCTGAATCAATCAACCCATCGGCTTTAAAGCTTAGGTTTATGACTTCGCTTGAGTGCATATGTTCGCACACTTCAATTGCTGGGTCTGTATCACTCCAATTATGTTTTGTTATATCGAAAGGCTTATACATTAGACTTAACCCTTTTGAAAGGGAATTCGCCTGATGGTTTTTCAGGTGGGATTAATCCTACTTCTTTTTTCTTCTTGCTCATAACTCAGACTCCAACTTATCGCAATAACGATTAAAATCTTCAATATGGTATTGCTCTACAGTTAATTCTCTTAACCTGTAGATAGGCTTTGGTCTATTGCCTGCATGTATTGAGGGAATGCGAGACACGCCAAAGTATCCATTTGCTAAATTTTGGGCTTTGCGCTTTTTGTATGCTAGAACTTCCGCTCTATTGGTTGTTTCTTTGATTATCATAACTTTTTCCTCTGCGCCTCTTTTACGTTGTGCGATAAACAGTTATGTGTCTTTTAAGGTAAGACGGTAAACCTTGCGTAATTTCCTGATATTTCTTGCGTTGAACTAGTGGCTTTACCTTTTTTGCGCCATTGTCCGGATCTATCTAATACTTCTGATTCTACCACATACTCCAAATATTGGTTAGCTAGAAAGGTTTCGTCACCCTCTACAACATTGACAACGCCAATTGTTGCGACTTTCTCGACACGCTTGCCTAGCTCTGGCTCAAGTATCATCTTATAGTCGGTCAGACTTGATACGTCCTCACCTATATTGGCTCTTATTGTCTGTCCGAACTCGTTAACGTTCATTATCTGCGCTTCTTATTCGTGGTTGGCTTTCGTTTAGGGGCTGTTCGCTTATTGGTTTTGGCTCTCTCGCCTCTTCCTGGTTTCTTGTGTGCCATTGCCCTTACTCCTCGCTTTCTTCGTTGTGAGTCTTTACTAACGTGTCAATTCTGGTTTGCCGTTCATTACAAGTGTTTTGATTGCGGTAAATTTTACGACCTATTGAATCGCCTATCGGGTTATCTATCCGATTTGGGCCTAAGTAGTTTCTTTGCTCTTCAGTAAGCTTTTCAAAGTTGCAGTTATTAGGAAGGCTTAGCGGCACATGAGTATCGACGTATTTAGTTATGCATCCACTAGATATGCTTATTCCAATCAGAATCATCAAAATCTTTAATTTCTTCACTTTCTTTCGCCTCCGCTTTAATTTCTGCCTCTTTCATGGCTTCCTGAGTTTCTATCTTTTTGCTTTTACCGGCGTTTTCTTGCTCGAGGTCTTCTATTTTGCCTGACTGGTATTTAATTATTCCATAAAAAACAGCCAGTATCGCCCCGCCTGCAATTGCCAGGTTAGAGGTTAGAAATGTCCATGCCGCTTTTATCCAGCCCATTTACTTATCATCCAGTGATTTATCAGTTGTTTCTCTCGAACCCCAGCCTAGAGCTGCAAAAAACATAAAGACATAATGGTAATTGCCTTTTAGTATTTCTTCCAAGGCATCTGAATATACAGTCATAAATGCTAATACGCTTGGCGCAATTGATGTTAACCAGATAGTCTTTGACTTTAATCGTTTCTTTAACCAGTTCATTTCATTTGCTCCGCTAATCGTGTAGCTCTATCACCTACCTGCTTTGACCACTTACTGTCAAGCATTTCAATTGATGCTAATAAATAGTTTTTTTCTGCTAAAGCTTTGTTCATTTTCTTGAACTTTTTGAATCTTGTCATACCTAGGTTAAAAACCATGTTAATTATAACAGATCGGCGGGTTGTTGATAATTCTGAGAAATAGGGTAATAGGCAGCACTCTTGAGATACTTTTTTTAAGTCGTTATCTAACAGAAATTCGGCTTCTACTTCTGTTAGTGGGTTATCGTCCAAATTTCTCCCGTAGCCGATAGTTGTTTTTCCCACAGTATCTAGGTAAGGCTTACCTCGAAACCCCTCGTCTATTTTTATTTGCTCTATAGCGCTCACTCGTTCAGCTCCTTTTCCATCAACCTGACCTTTAATTCGTGTTCTTTTTTCTCTCTAATTGATCTTTTTATTTGAATGACGGTTACAATTATTGCGCCTACAAGACCTACAACACCAGATATCCAGCCAATGTTAGTTTCAATCCAATATTGAGCTGCCCCGTTAGCCGCCGCCGCGGTTGTCACTACTAGCGCCGTCTTTGGGTGTTGTGCTACTTCTTGCGCTGATTCTATCATTAAGCTCTTCAATTTCTAATCGCCTTTTTGTTTTGTTGCAAAGCGATATGGCCCGTATGATTATAAGGATAAAAACCACTATGTAAGTTATTATTTCTATTAATCCCACCTGAACCGCCTTGAAAAACAGTAGCCAATAGAGCAATTACATAAAGAGAACCGCACAAAACTGTATAAATTATATTAGGTAATTCGAGCTCATAAACAATAAATCCTAATATATTTGCGTAAATAAACCACCTGCAAACCGTTTGAATTGATGTTATGACTTGAGTTGGCTTCACTATTATAGATAAAAATTCGATTATAACCAAATCAATTAAGCAGGCCGTTACATAGTACATGTAGTTATTTTCAATGTATATTTCTGCAAATGA